ACTATGGATCATGTAGATGAAATCATACAAAACAGTATCAAACATAAAGATTGCAAGGAAAATATAAGAAATAATTTACAAAACATTATTAAACACTTAAAGGAATTACACGAAGTTATGGTGCTGAGAGATTCACTTCAGGCCAAAGTGGATACATATACAGTGGATAATGTTAGCTATGATATTGAAGATCATAGAAGAGACTGTAAAGTTTTACATTATTTAAATAAGAAAATTGAAAATTTTAAAAGAATTAAAACAGATTACCAGTATGCCTAGCAGTCAGACTGGTGATGCGGGCAACCGCAGCAAAAAAGGTAGGCTGAGATCTTTTAGATCTTATAGTGACTGTGTAAACAATGTAAATATTATATTGTGTAATCTTGTGTGTAAGGTTATGGATCAATTAATGAGATGTTATAAGGTCCATAACCGCATACATATATAGGGTAGAAAAGATAAGTAATTAATGTATTATGGGGATGCAATTAATTCGGTGGAGTAACTGTAATGATACTAAAAAATATAAAGACTGCTGGTTCTAGGATGTACCAATTTGTCGATAAGTTTAGATCTCTTAATAATGAAATCCAGGCTCAAACAATGCAAACATTTTTATATGTTGCAATGTCTGATCAAAGGGAAATACCTATGCAAGACATGGGTAAAGAACTTGGATTAAGTCAAGCAAGTGTTAGTAGGAACATTTCTTTTTTTAATAAAATAAACAGACATAGAAAAAAAGGTGTTGGACTTTTAGGTACTAGAGAGGATCCAAAAGAGAGAAGAAGAAAACTAGTTCATTTAACTAATCCTGGTGTTAAGTTTTATAACGAACTAGAAGATATACTGAAATAATAAATTGTGGTGTTGGTGTGCCTAGGGCGGGATTTGAACCCGCATGGTCGTGAGACCGCAAGATTTTAAGTCTTGTGTGTATACCAATTCCACCACCCAGGCATTTGGAGTAACTATATTATGTCAATACGAGAAAGAAATAAAGGCTATCAAATAGATATAAGTCATAATCAAAATAGATATAGACTTAGTATTCATGGTGATAAGTTAGATGCTACTGTTCTAGAGCAGCAGATAAAAAAAGAACTTAAATTAGGTAAAACCTGGGAACAGGTATTGCAATTAATAGATCTTAATAATAAGAACTACACTATCGGTGCAATCTTTAACAAGATAAAGAGTTCATATAATAGTATCAATGCAGTTAAGAAGGCTCAGGCAGTTATCAATGATCTTGGCCCTGATCTTAAAGTGAGTGATCTTAATGAAGATTATATAGAGAAGTGCATAGATCAGTGGCGCAACAGGGGCAACACTAATGCTACTATTAATAGGAAACAAGCAGTGATATCTAAGATATGTTCTTATGCATATAAAAAAGGATATATAAAAAGTAAACCTGAAATAATTTGGAAAAAAGAAGGATCAGGTAACTATAGATATATGCAAGAACATGAACAGGTAGCTATGTGCAATATATTAAGAAGTGCTGGTCATACTGATATGGAAGATCTAATTAATGTAGCATGTGATACTGGTTTTAGATATTCAGAATTGAAAAGAATAAATCTTAATAGAGATTTACATGGTGATTCTTTAACTTGTGTTGCTACAAAAAACGACACTATAAGAACTATACCATTAACAAAAAGAACTATTGCTATATTAAAAAGAAGAGGTAACTTTCCTTTTGCTAATATAACAGATGAATATAAAAGAGATGCCTGGGATTATGCGAGAGTAAAACTTGGACTTGAAAATGATAAGCAGTTTACTTTTCATTGCACCAGGCATACATGCGCAAGTAGATTAGTGCAAGGTAACATGAGTATACAAGTAGTACAGGAATGGTTAGGTCATAAAACAATTAAAATGACTTTAAGATATGCGCATTTAAATAATAAGAATTTAGTAAGGGGCAGAGATGTACTTGAAAACATTAGTTGTGACAATACCAGTGACAATAATGTCGTAAGTATGTAGTATGTTACTTGAAAGATGTTGAGAATAGTGGGTTGTGATATAGACTATAGACTTAAAATCACACCAATAGACTAATACACTAATGCAAGTATATAAGTTCTAGATCATAACCTCACTATAATAGCTAACTATACACTGGTGAATACTATTACACTGGGGAGTAATTATGGTGACAAAAAATAGTGACATTAAGGATCTTTTTGATGAGCAGTTATCAATAGAAACCAATATGCTAGACACCGGTAAGTCTAGATATCATAAGAAACAAAGGGCTAACAAGGAATCACACAATGAAAGTCTTACTGTATATGGCAAGGCTTTACTTAAAAGATCTTATGAGAAATTTGAGCAACTTATTGATTATGAGTTTAGCAATAAAAGAACAGGCCCTAAATTAGTAGCTCATCATCTATTGAAAGATATAGATACTAAGACACTAGCAGTCATTGTAGCTAAAAAGATTATTGATGGCATATCCCATAAAAAGAAACTAACTTCATTTGCAATATCTTTAGCCGGTGTAGTAGAAGATGAATTATATTTTAGGGAATACGAGAAATATAATAAGGCTCTGTTCAAAAGTGTAGATGATGATCTAAATAAAAGATCCAGCCATTATGGATATAGAAGGCAAAAACATTTAACACAATCTAAAAGATCCGGGTTCCAATGGAAGGCCTGGAGTACCAATGATAAGGCACATATAGGTACTTTTTTAATTGAGTTATTCATTAGGGCCACTAACTTTTGTGAGATACATCTTGTCAATAAAAGAATGGGTAAGAAATACTACAATTACAAAATTATAGTTCCTACTAATAAAGTCTTAGATTGGTTGAGAAAATGTGATGATTTTAATGAATTATTATTTCCTGAGTATTTACCTACAGTCATCATACCTAGAAAATGGGAGCATGGTATGTCTGAGGGCGGTGGATATCTACATCAAAACATGAAGAATAAAATCATGTTAGTTACTGGCCATAATATTACAACACATAGAAACTTTCTTAATGATTTGAAATCTGCTGAGATGGAGTGTGTCATAGATGGGCTAAATGCAGTTCAAAGTACAATGTATGAAATAAATTATGGTGTCTTATTGGTAGCAGAAACAATTTATGAAAATGAAAAATTTAATAAAGGATCACCAATAGTAACTAAAACAGAATTAGAGTTACCAAATAAACCTCATGATATTGCTACTAATAAAAAAAGTTTAACTAAGTGGAAAGCAGATGCAACGATTGTTTATACACTTAATCAAAAATTAAAATCTAAAAGATTACAATCTGCAAAAATATTAAGTATAGCCAGGAAGTATTATGATGATCATAACAATACTTTAGGGTTCCCATGTAATTTGGATTTTAGATCGAGACTATATTATGTTCCTGGCTTTTTGAATCCACAGGGTAACGATCTTGCTAAAGGGCTACTGAAGTTTAAAGAAAAGAAACCTATAGGAAAAAATGGATTCAGGTGGTTATGTATACATTTAGCTAATACATATGGTGAAGATAAACTATCTTTAGATGATAGAGAAAAGTGGGCCTTGGATAATAAAGAAATGATATTGAATTGTAGTGAAAATCCTCATGATGATAGATCATGGATTCATGCTGATAAACCATTTCAATTCTTAGCGGCATGTATGGAGTTTAGTAAAGTCGAGCAGTATGGTTTAACTTATGAATCTAATTTACCTATACACATTGATGGATCATGTAATGGACTTCAGCACTTCAGTGCTATGTTTAGAGATTTAGAAGGCGGTATAGCTACAAACTTAACTGATACTGAACACCCACAGGATATCTATCAAATAGTGGCTGATAAAGTAATCGACAAACTCAAACAATGTAGGGATCCATTAGCAAAACAATGGTTAGAGTTTGGTATTGATCGTAAAGCAACTAAAAGAACAGTTATGGTATTACCTTATGGCGGTAAGAAATTTTCCTGTGTCAAATTTATTGATGAATATCTTGAAGATAGAATTGAAAAAGGTGAAGTAGCACCATTTAGTGATAAAACAAAAGCATGTTTATTTCTAGCTAATATTGTATGGGATAGCATTGGCAATACTGTAGGTAAGGCTAGAGAGGCTATGGATTGGTTACAGTCTGTATCAAGATTAGTTACAAAATTAAATGCGCCTGTGATATGGGAAACACCTCTAGGGTTTCCTATAAGACAAGCATATTATGACACTAAAGATTTAGTTGTAAGAACTAAGATGATGGGAAGAATAAGAGTTAAATCTACAACAGATAAGATTAATAAAAGAAAACAATCAAATGGAATAAGTCCAAATTTTATACATGGCCTTGATGCTACTGCTATGTATTTAACTATAGATATAGCTAGATCAATGGGTATCGACAATTTTGCTATGGTTCATGATAGTTATGGTACACATGCATGTGATGTCGATAAACTTGGAGAGGCTACAAGAGCAGCATTTTATGAGCTATATGGAGAACATGATCCAATAACAATGTTGAAAGAACAGTTAATACAATTAATACCTGAATCAGAACATAATAAAATACCGGATTTACCTAATAGAGGTGATCTTGATATTAATCAAATAAAACAATCCAAGTATTTTTTTTGTTAAATGATTACACACATGGATACATCCACATATGAAATATAAAAAAGGAGACTATAATGGCGAAATATAAAAGAGTAGTAACACCTGAAGGTATTGCACATTACCCATGGTTATCAAAACCTGATACAAAGTTCGATAAAAATGGAACATTCAGTTGTAATGTTTTTATTGATATAGAAAAAGCAAAACCAATAATGAAAATGATCAATGATGAGATTGATGAGTTTCATGCTGCAGAAGAAAAATCTAGTAACAAAAAACTAGAAAGAAATATTTTACCTTACATAGAACATGGTGATCCTAGGGATACTCAAAAAGTAATACCGCAAGGATCTGTAATGTTTAAGATAAAACAAAATGGAGTTATTGGTGATAAACCTTTTAGGCCACAGTTAGTGGATTCTGAAGGAACACCAATGGTAGATAAAAATGGAGATAACATTGTTGTATATGGCGGATCAAAAGTAAAAGTTGCATTTGATTTATATACATACAACAACTTAAAAGTTGGTGTCACATTGAAGTTAGTTGCAGTTCAAGTTCTTGAATTACAAGATGCTGGTACACCTGATCTTTCGAAACTTGGTTTTAAGAAAGAAGATGGTTTCAAAATGGCTGATGAAATAACAACAATGAAGGACACTACAAGTGCGCAAAAAGAAGAAATCAGTAATTCAGATTTCATTTAGATCCGGACTTGAAGAACATGTAGCTGATCAATTAGATCAGCTAGGTGTTGCATTTGAGTATGAATCCCTAGTCATTAAATTTACTAGGCCTGAAAGAATGCATAGATATACACCGGATTTTATTTTACCTAATGGAATCATTATTGAAACGAAAGGGAGATTTTTGACTAAAGATAGACAAAAACATTTACTAATAAAAAAACAACATCCTGATCTTGATATTAGATTTGTATTTTCAAACCCTAATCAAAGGATCAGTAAGATAAGCAAAACTACTTATGCAAAGTGGTGTAACACTAATGGATTTGAATATGCAAAACAAACAATACCAACGACATGGCTTAAAGAAAAAGGCCGGACTAAAGAAAAGAAATAAAACTGAAATCATATACATAACACATTCGGATACACCTGATCATTTGGATGTAACACCAGCACAAGTGTTTACACAAAATAGTCAGGAAGGAGTTTTAGGATATAAAGATCATTTTATTATTACACTTGATGGGAAAATTCATAAAGGTAGAGATGTTGATTCATTAGGTTTCGATCTTGAAGAAACTGCTTTATCAATTCTTTTAATTGGTAGGGATAATTTCACAGAACATCAAGAAGAATCTCTTAAAAAATTATTAACAGAATTGAAAGAGAAATATAAAACTACAAAAGTTTGTGATCTGACAGTAAAACAAAATGACTTATGAAACTGAAAGTACATTTGTAGCACACGAGGCATGTCCAAGTTGCGGATCTAAAGATAACTTAGCGAGATATTCAGATGGCCATGCATATTGTTTTGGATGTCAGTATAGAGAAAAGGGAGAAGGCGAAGTGAAAGTTGTTGATAATACAGTTTATGAATCTAACGAACCTATAGAAGATTTAGAATGTGTTCCAATTAAATCTAGATTACTTACATTAGAAACATGTAAAAAGTATGGTTATAAGGTAGGTAAATTTAAAGGCGAGTTAGTACATGTTGCAACTTATGATAAAGGTATATGTAAATTAAGATTTAAAGATAAAAGATTTTCTTGGATTGGTGATTCTAAATCTGTTGGTTTGTATGGTGAACACTTATTTAGAAGTAAAGGTAAAAGAATAACAATTACAGAAGGTGAAATAGATTGTTTATCTATATCACAAATCTATGGTAACAAGTGGGCCTGTGTAAGTTTAAAGAATGGCGCACAAGCAGCAGTTAGAGATGTATCTAAGTCTCTAGAATTTTTATCAGGTTTTGAAGAAGTTGTAATATGTTTTGATCAAGATGAGCCAGGGCAAAAAGCAGCAAGAGCAGTTGCTGAATTGTTTGAACCAGGTAAAGCAATGATAGCTAGATTACCTATGAAAGATGCTAATGAAATGTTAGTAGCTGGTAAAACAAAAGAGTTATTAGATTGTTTATGGGATGCCAAGATCTATAGGCCGGATGGAATTGTTGATGCATATGATCTACTTGATGATGTATGTAATAAACCTAAAGTAGATTCTATTTCTTATCCATTTAAATCAATAAATATTCTTACACATGGTTTGAGGAAAGGTGAATTACTTACAGTGACTGCTGGTACAGGAATCGGTAAGTCACAATTTTGTAGGGAGTTGGCTTATCACTTAATCAAAGAGAATAAAAAAATAGGATACATTGCGCTTGAAGAGAACCTAAGAAAAACTGCTGAAGGTTTAGTTAGTTTAGATATGAATACACCTTTACATATTGCTACTGAAATAGATAAAGATAAAGTTACAAAGTCATTCGATAAATTATTTAAAAATAATAATGTACTTTTTTATAACCATTTTGGATCCCTGGAATATAACAATCTATTAGCTAAAGTTAGGTACTTAATAAAAGCAATGGGATGTGAGTATATTATTTTAGATCACATATCTATTGTTGTTTCAGGATTAAAAGAAGGTGATGAAAGAAGATCAATAGATAATGCAATGACAGGATTAAGATCATTAGTTGAAGAAACAGGTGCCGGATTAATTTTAGTTAGTCATTTAAAAAGACCATCTAATGAAAAAGGACATGAAGAAGGTGCATCAACTTCTTTATCACAACTTAGAGGATCAGCCGGTATAGCACAACTGAGTGATATGGTTATCGGCCTGGAAAGAAATCAACAATCAACAGATAAAAGTAACCAAACAACAGTGAGGGTTTTAAAGAATAGATTTAGCGGAGAAACTGGAGTGGCTTGTCAATTAAAATACAACTCTTCTACCGGAAGATTAACCGAGCTATTTAATGAACTATGATGAAGAATTTAAAACTGAGGAAGATTATATTAGATATGTTTGTAGATCAGCTATTGAGCAAATTGATTCACAAAAGAAAAAAATAATTATGATAGCAGTAAGAGATGAATTTGAGATGGAAGAAGTTTCATCAAGATTATGGACTGTATATGAAGATAGAGATGATGTTCATATATATTTTGAATTAAAAAATACACACTGAGGGAGTAATGAAATATATATTAGATTTGGAGTGCGATAATTTTTTAGATAAAGTTACTAAGATTCATTGCATAGTAATGAAGGATATAGAAACCAATGAAGTTTTTACTGATTTAGATGATTGTCTAGATAGATATCAAAAAGCAGAACTTATAATAGGCCATAATATTATAGCCTTTGATTGTAAGGTTATAGAAAAAATAACTAATGTAAAAACTCAGGCAGAATTATTTGATACATTAATTGCTGCAAGATTGATATGGTCACACATTAAAGAATATGATTATAAAAATGTTCATTCAGGATATCCGCAAAAATTAGTTGGGAGACAGAGTTTAGAGGCATGGGGCTACCGACTTAAATTAAATAAAGGTAAACCGCCTGAACAATGGGATGTATTTACAGAAGAGATGTTAGAGTATTGCATTTTAGATGTAGAAGTAACTCATGTTTTATATAAAAAGATTTTAGAAAAAAATTATTCTCAGGAATCATTGAAACTAGAACACAATGTGCAACAGGCATGTGTAGAGATGATGATGAATGGTATAGAGTTCGATACTAAAAAAGGTAGAGAATTATATAGCGAGTTATCGGATGAAAGATCTAAGTTAGAAAAACAACTATCAGAATATTTTCCATCATGGGAAGAGACTGAAGAGTTTATACCTAAAGTTAATAATAAAGCTAGAGGTTATATCAAAGGCCAGCCATTTATAAAAAGAAAAATTGTAGATTTCAATCCTAATTCCAGGGATCACATAGCAATGAGATTGAAAGCACAACGAGGATGGCAACCTACAGAATTTACACCTGATGGTAGACCAAAAGTAGATGATTCAGTATTAGCTGGATTGGAATGGAGTGAGGCTAAGTTTTTAGCCAGGATGTTTATGATCCAAAAAAGATTAGGTCAGTTAGCAGAGGGTAACAATGCCTGGCTGAAGTTAGAAAAGAAAGGAAGGATCTATAGCACTATAAATACTAATGGTGCAGTTACCGGCAGAGCAACACATGCTACTCCAAATTTAGCGCAAGTGGTAAGTGTTAATGCAGAGTATGGAGATAAATGCAGAGAATTATTTAAAGCAAAAGAAGGTTGTCTTTTAGTAGGTGCTGATATGTCACAACTTGAACTTAGAATGTTAGGCCACTACATGCATCCATATGATGATGGTGAATATGCTAATGATGTAATTAATGGAGATATACATACTAGAACATTACAGGCATTAGAACTTAAACCTAATCAAAGACCATTAGCAAAGAAATTTATTTATACATTTTTATATGGTGGTGGTGCAAAAAGAATTGGTGAAACTATGGGTAAGACACCAGCAGAAGGAAAACAATTAAGGGAAATGTTTTTAAAAAAGATTCCAGCATTAAAAATGCTAATTGATGGTGTTCAAAATGCAGCAGAAAACACTGGAGATATTAAAGGTTTAGATGGTAGAAGAATTTTTGTTAGATCAACACATGCTGCATTGAATTGTTTGTTACAAAGTGCTGGGGCTATTGTATCCAAATATTGGATAGATAATCTTACTAAATATTTATGTGAAGATATAAAACTTGTTGGATGGATTCATGATGAAGTTATCTTAGAAGTAGCTGAAGACAAAGCAGAGCAAGCAAAAATCATAGTTGTTAAAGCTATTGAGGATATAACAGATCGTATAGGACTAAGAGTACAACTAACTGGAGATAGTAGAATTGGCAGAAATTGGAAAGAGATCCATTGATAACATTGGTAGAAAATTTATAACATTACCATTATCAGGAAGGATTTTAAAAAAAGGCGATAAACATAAAGGTTTATATTTTGTAGGTATTGTCAAAAATAAAATTACTCAAAGAGAAAAATGGTGTACTCCGGATGCCTGGTTTCATTTAAACATACGAGAGGCACGAAGAGCAGCATGTACTAGAGCAATTAAAAAAGGTATTGAATTTAATTTATCTGTAGATTATTTAAAAGATATATTCCCTGATGATCATCTATGTCCAATATTTAATTGTGAAATGACTTTCTGCAATACAGATAAATCCAACTCAGCTAGTCTAGATCGTAAAGATTCTGATGCTGGTTATGTTGAAGGCAATGTTCAGTGGATATGTACTAAAGCAAACATATTAAAAAATAATGCACATCCATACGAACTTATGAGATTAGCAAATTACACAGTTAAACAATTCAAGGAAATACAAAATGCCAAAAAGTAAATTACTTATAGATGGTGATATCATTGCATATCAAATAGCAAGTCAAATAGAAGAACCTGTAGATTGGGGCGGAGATCAATGGACACTCCATAGTGATTTCAAAACTGCAAAAGCAATGTTTGAAAATTACATATTAACATTAAGAGAGAATTTATATTTATCAGACATATTGATTTTCCTTAGTGATCGTGAAAAAAACTTTAGGAAAACATTATTAGAAGATTATAAAGGTAACAGAATAGGAAAAAGAAAACCTGTTTGTTTGTTTAGAATGTTTCAATGGTTAAAAGAAGAGCATGGAGCATTGACTGAACCTAGGTTAGAGGCTGATGATTTATTAGGTATTTATTCAACTAATCCTGAATATAAAAACAGTATTATAGTTTCATTAGATAAAGATTTGAAAACTATACCAGGTAAAATATCACCTGATGGATCTAATATTTTAAAAATTACAAAACCACAAGCTATCTATAATCATGCAGTACAAATATTAACTGGTGATGCCACAGATAATTATTCAGGTTGCAAAGGTATTGGCCCTAAAACCGCTATGAAATTATTACAACCAGCAGAAGGATCTAAAACAATGGATCCATATTGGGATATTATTTTGGATTCCTATACTAAAGCTGGACACACAGAACAAGATGCAATTACACAAGCAAGAATAAGTTACATATTACAATGGAAAGATTATGACTTCGAAAGTAAAAAAATCAGAGCCTGGAAACCAGGACATAGTTAATCAACCTATACATTACAATACTGGTGAAGTTGAATGTATTTATGCAATTAAATCTTCTATGTCACATGATGCATTTTGTGGTTACTTAAAAGGTAATATACAAAAATATTTATGGAGATATGAAAGTAAACATAATGATAACCCGACATTAGATTTAGAAAAAGCTGAATGGTATTTGAAGTTTCTTATTTGTGAAGTACAAGATTACAAAGGAAGTGCATGTTTAGATAATAAATCATGAGTATTTTAAATAAAAAAGAATCAGATCTACCTGTAAACACAGATGATCTAATCAAATATTTAGATAAAACATTTCCTATTAAGACACCACAACCTAATGAAAGTCTTAGTGAGATAATGTACCGATCCGGACAAAGATCAGTTATTGATTTTTTAAAATTTAAAGTAAACGACAACGAGGTATAGATATAAATGTGTAGATCAAGTAGACCGGCACCACCGCCCCCACCCCCAGCACCAGTTCCGCCAGTTGCTGCGGTATCTGAACAGATTCCTGAATTAGATTTAGCAATTGAAAGCGATAGCGATAAAGCATTAAAGAAAAAGAAAGCTAAGAAAGCTGGTAAAAAATCATTAAGAAGTGATATATCAATGAGTGGTACATCCGATCTTAATATACCTAACTAGGATTATTAGATGGCATCAGATAATGTTAAAAAGTTATATACAAAACTAGAGGCTAAAAAAGAACAGTTTGTAGATCGTGGCAGAGAATGTTCCGAACTTACAATTGCATCATTATTACCACCTGAAGGATTTTCCGATTCCTCAGATCTATACACACCATATCAAAGTGTCGGTGCAAGAGGTGTTAATAATCTAGCATCTAAACTTCTATTATTACTGTTACCACCTAATGAACCATTTTTTAGATTAACTACAAGTAACAAAATTAAGCAAGAGTTAGAAGAAAATGAGGATCTACAAACAGAAGTAGAAAGATCTTTAGCTAAAATAGAAAGGGAAGTTATGAGATTTATAGAAGAATCTGCACTTAGAGTTTCTCTATTTGAGGCTTTAAAACATCTTATAGTTACCGGTAATGTTTTAGTATCTATACCAAAAAATAATCAGATGAAGATTTATAATATTAATCAGTACTGTGTAGAAAGGGATGCTGATGGTAATCTTCTTAAAATCATAATTAAAGAATCAATATCACCATTATCATTAGAGCCTGAGATCAGAGAGCAGTGTCAATTAGATACAGATAAAAGTTCTGATTTAGATTTATATACTAGCATCTGTAAAGAAGATGATGGTAAGTTTCATGTCTATCAATGTTGTAATGAAATAATAATACCATCTAGTATCGGTAAATATAAAGAAGAAGATTTACCATTTATGGCACTAAGAATGGTTCGTGTAGATACAGAAGATTATGGTAGATCTTATGTCGAAGAGTTCTTGGGAGATTTGAAATCATTAGAAGGTTTATCTCAATCATTATTAGAATCATCAGCAGCATCAGCTAAAGTTGTATTCATGGTTAAACCTAATGCAGTGACAAAGAAACGAGATCTTGTAGAAAGTAATAATGGGGATATTATTACAGGCCATAGAGATGATGTATCAACTTTACAAGCTGAAAAGCAATATGATTTGCAAGTAGTTGAAAGAGTTATTAATAGTTTGAATGAACGATTAGCATTTGCATTTTTACTTCAATCAGGTGTAATCAGAGATGCAGAAAGAGTTACTGCAGAAGAGATTAGAAAATTAGCTAATGAATTAGAATCATCATTAGGTGGTTTATATTCATTATTATCACAAGAATTTCAATTACCTTTAGTTAATTTATTAATGAAAAGATTAGGATCAAGCGGATCCATTCCTAAATTACCTAAAGGTGCTATTAGTCCAGTAATCATAACTGGTGTAGCAGCACTAGGCCGAGGAAATGATTTAGCAAAACTTAGAGCATTTCTAGAAGATGTAGGTGCATTAGCACAAATTAATCCACAGGCTACACAGATGTTAAACATCAATGATTTAATTATGAGAATTGCTACATCACATGGAATAGATACTGAAGGATTATTGATAGATCAGGAAATTATTGATGCACAGAATCAACAAGCGCAGCAAGCTGAAATGGTGCAAGGTATGGCACAGTCTGCAACACCAGCAGTTGCATCAGGAGTAATGGAAGGAATTAAAGATGGATCAATAGATCCAAATGCATTAGCACAAGGTATGCAAGGTATGATGGGAGAACAGTAATAAATGGTAGATCAAGTTGTAATTAATAAAGAAGAACCGGTAGATCCAGCAACTCAGGAAAATACTTCTACTGCTGAAACAACAACTGAAGAAGTAGTAGTTGAAGAAAAACAAGTAGAGGCTGGTGAAAAGATTTTAGGTAAATTTGAAACACAAGCAGATTTAGAAAAAGCATATAAAGAATTAGAATCCAAAGTTGGTCAGGCCAAAGAAGAGCCTAAACAAGATCAAGGTTTAGAAATACAAGAAACTGCAGAAAAAGCAGTTCAGGCTGCTGGATTAGATATGGCCTCATTAGAGCAAGAATTTATGGATAATGGTGAACTAGGAGAAGATTCATTAGCTAAACTAGAATCCCAAGGTATATCAAAAGATATAGTTAATAATTATATTGAAGGCCAACGAGCAGTAGCATTACAAATAGAAATGGAAGTAAAAGATATTGCTGGTGGTAAAGATGGTTATATTGAAATGATTTCATGGGCTAAAGATAATTTAAGTCAAGAAGAAATAGCTGCATATAACAGAGTTGTTAATGGAAGAGATCTTGATGCTACTAAAATGGCAGTTCAAGGATTAAAGGCTAGGATGAATAATGAGGCTGAACCTAACTTAGTTAGAGGTAAACCAGCAGCATCACAAGAACAGTTTACATCAGTTGCACAAGTAACTGCTGCTATGTCAGATCCAAGGTATTCCAAGGATCCAGCATACAGACAGGAAGTGCAAGATAAGATCAATAGATCAGATGTATTCTAATTATTACATTCCATCTTATTGGAAGTAGTAAGACCGGACAATAAACTAAAAGGAAATAACTTGATCTTCTGCGGAAGGCAATCTTGATGAAATAATTTTAGATAAAGTCGGTTGATTAATTTTAACCATTTTATTTAGGAGATAAAATAATGGCAAATGCAACACCAGCAAGTATAGGTCGAGTAAATGCTAGTGGTTCAGAAGATGCTTTGTTTCTCAAAGTATTTGCTGGAGAAACCATTACTGCATTTGAAAGATCTTCAGTGACTGAAGGTGCTGAAATGGTCAGAAGTATATCATCAGGTAAAAGTGCTACTTTTCCTGTAATGGGTAGAACTACTGCTGCATATCACACACCTGGCGCAGAAATCACCGGAACAGATGTAAATCACAATGAAAAGGTCATAACAATTAACGATCTATTGATTTCATCTGCTTTCTTATCAAATATTGAAGAGGCAAAAAATCACTGGGATGTGAGATCTGCTTATTCAACAGAAATTGGTAGAGCCTTGGCTTTCCAAAAAGATAAACATGTACTACAAACAATCGGTCAAGCAGCACAAGGATCTGCTAATGTAACCGGTGGTGATGCTGGTACAGTTTTAACTAACACATCAATCGCATCTGCTACTGCAGCTACTGCAGCTAATGCAATGATTGATGAATTATTTAATGCAGCAAGTGCATTGGATTCTCACTATGTACCTAAAGAAGGTCGTATGGCTTTCATTAGATTAGAGGAATATTACAAACTTGCTAATGCAACAAATGCGGTTAATGTAGACTTCACACAAGGATCAAATGGTGGTGTCGATAGCGGTAAAGTATTACAGGTTGCTGGAATTACATTAGTTCCTACACCTCACTTTGTAGCTAGTGACTTATCATCTGATACTTCTGTTGAGGGTGGTTCAGCTACACAAGGCGGATCTAACCCACAACAAGTGAACCTAGCTAACTATGTTTGCTTAGTATGTCATCCTTCAGCAGTTGGAACTGTAAAACTTATGGATCTAGCAGTTGAATCTGATTATGACATTCGCAGACAAGGTACTTTAATGGTTGCTAAATATGCTATGGGGCATGGTGTATTAAGACCGGAAAGTGCAGTAGGTATTAAAGAGGCTTAATAACCTCTGAACCCCACGATAGTAGCCTGTAGTTACTCCCAGGCTACTATCACTTAAATTTCAAGGAAATCTATGACAACACAAATTACACTTACTTCTGAATTACAAGCAATCAATACAATGTTATCTATTATTGGTGAGGCACCAGTTTCATCTATCACAGAAAATATTGGATCAGATGTATCTATTGCTAAACAGATCTTAGATGAATCATCAGTCGATATTCAATCTAAAGGTTGGAACTTTAATACTGAAGAATCATATCCATTACCATTAAACTCAGATTCAAAAGTACCGGTACCTACAAACTGTGTATGGCTTACAACTAGGCCTGGTGATAACACAAGTAAAGTAATTATTAGAAATGGATTTTTATATGATAAAGAAAATAGAACATTTACATTTTCAGGATCACAGAAAGTGGACATGATCATTTTATTACCATTTGAAGAATTACCACAATTTGCTAGAAGATATATTACTACTACTGCTGGAAGAAGATTCCAGGCCAGGTATCTTGGATCAAAAGAATTAGCTGGTTTTACTCAGCAAGATGAAATGGATGCATTAGCAAACTGCGAACAGTTAGATGCAGCTAATGAAAAACAAAACATATTAAGTAATGGTATATCGAACAGAATTATATTTAGAAATGCAACTAGAAGGAATTACTAATGTCGGTAATATCTTCATCAATTCCTAATCTGATTAATGGCATTTCAGAACAAAATCCAACACAAAGAAATCTCAATCAAGCAGAGGCGCAAGTCAATGCTCAATCATCAATTGTAAAAGGTTTACAAAAAAGGCCACCACTAGAGTGGGTAGGAAATCTTTTATCTTCACAAGTATATTCTACTAACACTGCAATCCATCCTTATGTCAGAGATGATACAAACAAATTCTTTTTAACTGCTTATAATGGCGGCATAAAAGTATTTGATATTGATGGTGTTGAAAAAACAGTAACTATAAATAGTGGCGGAAGTTATTTAACATCTACAGATCCTAAAAATAATTTTAAATTTGTTTCTGTTGCAGATACAACATTTGTACTTAACACAACTAAAGTTCCAGCAATGACTTCAA